CCACCACCCATTCCACCTAAACTACTCATACCTCCACTTGGGGGTGCGCCAATATCTCCACCTTCAGCCGGTGGGGTAGCAACTTCACCAGGTTTCTTACCATATAATCTATCAATATTATCAAAGATTCCTGTATGAATAATAACTTCAGGTGTTTTTTGTAATTCAGCACCAACCGCTTTTTCAATTCTTTGTTGTTGGATATCCAATTTGATTTCCTCATCTGAGAATCCAAGAATATGTTTTTTCGCCCATGTTGTTGATACAGCTTGAATACCGTTACCAGGGTCGGAAACCGCATCTTTATAAAGAAGGATTTTTTCTTTCCAATTCTCAATCTTTAATAAATCAGCTTGAGTTGATGGGTTTGTTAATCCTAATGTAAAGTTTGTTAATTCATCTTCAAAACCAAGAATAAATAAGTGAATAATTGCAATCTTATTTAACTCTTGAATCATTGATTTTTGAATTCTATTAATTGTTCTTGCAAAACGAATATCTTGTAATGCTAAGTTTTTACCGTCACCAACAACTTCTTCAAAGCCTAAAAATGCTTTTGGTACACGAAGAGCTGTCAATAATTTCTTTTGGATGTATTCAATGTCGGCAATTTCAGAAAGGTTCTGAGCTCCCGCTAACGTTTCAATTGGACTTGTTTGCGCTGGGTCACGAACAGGAATGAAATAATCTTGGTCAACCGCCATTTGGTTCATTCTTAAGTCAACGTTACCTGTTTTTGAATCAACAACTTGGTCTCTTTTAAACTTATTTGCAATTCTTTGGATGTATGGTTCGACATCTTTATCATCCATGTTACCAACATAAACTTTGAATACACGTCTTTCAGGTGCTCTTGATGTTCTATACACCAACATTGCATCTTCAGATAATAACAATTGTTTCCAAGTACGTCTTGCTTTTTCCAACATTGATGTACCATAAGGAAGTTTTCTATCATCACCTAACAAACGGAAGTGAGCGACCTCCCAAGTATTCATTTCCATATCTTTTACTTTCCATACGAATTTCAAAGATTTTGCGTCTTCAGTTGTATTATGAGATGGTTTGATTTTCATACCACGTTCCAAACGTTCAATTTCAATGTTTGGAAGTTGTTGACAACCCATAATACCTTTTTCTGAATCTAATTTTAAGTAAACAAAGTTATCACCATACTTACAAGTGTTTCTTGTCCACATTGGTAAGTTGGTGTTAATATCTAATCTATTGTTAAATAAATCCGCTAATATTCCCTTAATTCTATTTGATTCTGAATATATTTGTAAAATGAATCCATCTTCATTTGTTGTTGTTGATTCCTCAGCGTAAATGTCAAGTGCTGCTGAAATTTCAGGTGTATACTCCATTGACTCGTAGTCATAGTATGATGCCAATCTTGTTGGTTCATAATAAATTGCCTGAGAATATAAATTATTTTCTACTTTACCCCACTGTTGACCAAGATACATTGTCTGTTGAGCTTGGAGTTTTTCCTTCTCAAATTCTTGCTTATCTGTGGTTTTTAATAATTCCTTCTTATCAAATTTATAAACTGGAGGCTGTTGACCCAAAGTTGAGTCGGGACCAAAGACTTTGGTAAGTCGTTGCCATATGGTGAAATTGTCTGCCATCCTTCTAAATATAGTATCTTTTTTTTATGAATAAACTTTATCTTCTACCGAATAACCATAAATACTGTTCATAATCCTTTTTTGTTGGATTTGATGAAAAAGCATCGTTATACCCTGTTGGTGATAAAACAGGCATTCCCGGATTAAATTGTGTTATTTCTCTATTTGTACTGTCGTCAGCAACGGTCCAAGAACTTAACATTGCTTTTGTTTGTTCATTAACCTTTTCAAGTTGATTATATGCATTTTGTCCCACGTATAACGCCATTGATATTGACATGATTAAATCATCATGGTGTCCTTTCATGTGGTCAGGTCTTCCGTTCATATAGACAAATGTATTCATTTCACCAAGTAATCTTGCAGAATACAATTTAAATCCATGTCTTAATGCCTCCTCAAACGCCGCAATAATTTGAACCCTTTTACTGTTAAAGTTTATACCGGGTATCTTTTCATTTGACTTAACTGTTGCTTCCCAAATATTACCATAATTAATACCATCAACATATAAATTTTTGTAACCCATTTCTTGTAATTTTCTTGATGTTGAAACTCCCATACCACCCGTAATATCAATAACAATAAACGCATCATAGTAATTTCCCCACTTATAAGCAATTTCAGCTGCAACATCAGGAGGAAGTTTTCCAACATACTCGGCAACTTGTTCCCTTTCATCAAAATCTATAACTTGAAATGAAGTAAAATCTTCAGAGTCACCCCTTGATACGTCAACACCCATAATGTATCTATGACCAACAACTGGTTCTTTCCAAATCCATAATTGATTTTGAACCATTTTTGATTCAGGTTGACGAACCATTTCAGTTCTAATTTTATCGGTTAATTGTGCGTCAAATACGTTGTCACCCGAACCTAAAAAGTTACACTCCAATTCCTGAGAAATTTTTCTCTTGTCAAATTTTAACTTTTTAGCCATGGTTTCAAACCAACTAGAACTTACTTTATAACCATCGTCCATTAATTTTTTAAACTCACTAAAATCTCTTTGGCTAGTTGGTACCCCATCAAAACTAATAATTTCAGGATTAGGATATTCATCACGATTTAAAAAATAGTGAATCAAATCTTTAACTTTAATAAAGTATAAATCTTTAGTGTATCTTGGGTCTCTCCACCAATACATTTCAGTAACTTTAAAACTATTCATTCCTTTAATAGCTTGTTCATAGATACTGTAATAAATTGCGTCATATCCATTCGGAGTTGAAATTACAATAACTTTACCACCTGTCGATAATGATGCCATACAAGCTGCCCAGAAATCATCATTAGCTTCAATATACGCCGCCTCGTCAAATATCAATACGGTAGGGGTATAACCACGAAGTGCGTCAGGTGAAGTTGCAACCGCTTTAACTTCACACCCATTTGATAATTTAAAGTGTCTTTGTGAATTCTTTTCAGATGAAAATGATACTCCCATCCAATTTGGCCACTGTTCTGTAAATCCTCTAATCTTGTTTGCAAATTCTACGGCAGTGTCTAATTTGTTGGCAATTACAAGAATCTTTTCAGGTTTTTGTTTGTTAGCAAATACAACTTTTTTAGATGCCCAAGCAGCAGTTACTGTTGATACACCGGCTTGACGATACTTTAAAGCAATGTTTTCCTCGTAGTTATCATAATCTTCTACTAAGGTTTCTTGGTCAGGAAATAAATCTAATGGAACGTATTTTGACTGTGTGTTGTCATACGTTTGTAAATAATTTCTTAAAGCATATGGAGTGTTTTTAACACACTTAGCATATTCTATAAGGGCTTGTTCTTTTGTGATACTCATCCCTTATAAATACTCCGTTACTTGGTTGGCGGAGTATCTATACCTAAATCACTTAGGAAACTCAAGTCAACATCATCGTCATCGTCAGAAGGTGGATAACCCATGTTATCATCATCGTCATCATCTTCATAGTTTGAACTACCCAAAATTTCTTCTAAATCCTGTTTGTTTAATTCATCAATGATTTGGTCAGCAATACGTTCCATTTCAGTATACGCAGTTGCATCACCCTTGTTAACTCTTTGTGCTAAAGATGTAAATTTGTTTTTTGGTAATTTAGAAAACTCTCTAAAAATTAAACTCTGAACAATCTTCATATTGTCTTCCAATACTTTTGCCGGATACGATTCTAATAATTTTTCCCACAAATATGTACCAGTAATGATATCAAATATTTCATTTACTAATGTATCTGCGGTTTGTTTAACCATTTGAGCCTGAATTGGGTCAGTTGGTAAAGACGCAGCTCCTAAAATATCATAATAACCTTTAATTAATTCATGAACCAAAATTGGGAACATAACCGCTTTTGCTCTAACAACAAAATTACCTGTATATTCACCATCTTCATCTTGTTCCATTTCAACTTCTTCAGAACCACCCATATTTTGTCCAGCTGCCGCCATTTGTTGTACCATTTCAGGTGGTAACAACCAATACAAATAATCATTCATTGCCATCAACGCACCATACTTGTTAGTAATACCAGGTTCCATTTCTTCTAATGAATCTCTGATTAATTCAAACATAAAGTGACCTTTTTTAGCCGCCCCTTGAATGATTGCGTTCATAAATCTACGTTTAGCAACCATGTAATCAAAGTTTTCAAACGCATCTACAAATTCTTCTAAATCTTCACCTGAATCTTCAAATGCTAATTCAATATCTTCAGACGAAAACTCTTCAGGTTCTGCTTGGAAATTTTCATTTCCTGCTTCACCCATTCCAACCAACTTAGGGTCGAATTGTATGAATTCGGCATATTTTGGGTCAACTAATTCAGTTGAAACTAAATCTTTTGCTAATTGTTCAAGTTCTTGTCTTCTTGAACTTTCAAATTGACTAACCTCACCAAACAATCTCATCATCATCATTTGAAGTCCTCCCATATTGTTAGGAACATTCATTCCCAAGTATCTTTCAAGTTTTGTTACAACATCCCTAAATCTTTTAGATGCCGCAATTTCTTCAAATGATTGTCTATCATCTTCACCCTTTTTAGGTATAAAAGGACTATTAGAAAGTGGTGTTTCACCTCTTTCAATCGCTCTTTTTAAATCAGGGTTCATTCTAAAACCTGTTGGCTCATCAATCGGAGCTTCAAATATTTTTCTTTTGTTTTTCATTATTTTAATGTATAACCCATTGAGGTGAATGTATTATAGCTTAACCATTTTGGTCCCTTTGCTTTTGGATTTGGTTTTTGTGCCGGTTCAATTTTAAAAGGATTTTTCTTACCAGGTGCTTTACTTGGTGTTTTTGTTGGTGTCTTAACAGGTGCCTTTGTAGGTGCAGGTGCTCCAACTCCCGCTTCTGTCATTTCCGCTTTTGGATTTGGTTTTTGTGCTGGTTCAATTTTAAAAGGATTTTTCTTACCAGGTTGTTTTACTTTTTCACCAGGTTTTACAGTTGGTACCGTTGTAGGTGCCGGTGCTGACTTTGTTGAACCTTCTAACATTTGCATTAATTTAGCCTTAGTGATATGTTCAGGTATATACTTTTCAATTAACTTTGTCAAGCTTTCTTCCAATTCTTGCATATCTTTCTTCTTTTTTTCAGGTAATTTACTGAAATCAGTATCATCTGAAAATTCTTTGGCCCATTTACACCATTTTTTCTTAGCTTTCTCAGTTCTTGAGTTTTCACATTTAGCCCAAAATAATCTTTGTTGTGATTTTGATTGAAACTTTTCAGTAACTTCGGTTTCTCCCACCCTTTTTCTATCATTATTTTGTGGTGATGTATCATCATCCATACCATCATCGGCAGATTGGTTCTCACCGTGAGCACCTAATTGACCCGTATAAACTTGGTCAGAGTCTAAACCAAAATCGTCTTCATCAATATTTTTTTCGGTTAAACCTAATTTTTTCATTTTTAACTCAACATCAGTTAATTTTCTATTCAATAAATCCAATCCCTGAATGTTTTTTTCTAAGTTAGGATTTGTTGGTTGTTCAACCAATCTTGTATATAATAACCCAATTTGAGATTCATTCAAACCTCTTAGGGTGTTATAAGTAAAACCATTACTTATCAATTTTTCTATTTTTTCACCAATGTTAGACATGTGTTAAATTTTTTTCAAATGTTAATATAATATCCCTTTCATATAGTTTTGACATAACATCTTGTTCACTATCACCGTAATGAAATACCAATCTTGTATCTTCTTCATTATAGTATTCGTTTTCAATGTCTTCCCATGATAATGCAATTACTTTATCAACTGCGTCGTAGAAAGAAAAAAAGTCAGAGTTCTGAACAACGTTAAGTTTTACTTTATCGTTTTTTAGAACTCCAACTTTAGTTATATAATCTATATGAGGGGGTTGTGGATTTCCACCAGCTGGTGATGATTCCCAATCTTCTCCGGTTACGTCTTCGTTGTCTGAGAATATAAACTCATAAAGGTTGTCGCCTCTAAAGTTTGGTCCTAACTCATTTACAAAAACTAAACGGTTCATAGAATTTCACCTTTTGGAGAAACCTTAATTTGTTTTCCCTCGTTTTCAAAAACTAAGTTTTTCAAGTTAGTTTTACCGATGAATTTAGCACCTTCATTTTCTCTTAAAATAAATTCAGATGTTAATTCCTGTTCAATTGTTTCTGAAAGATTTTTAACTTCTTCCATAACACTAACTTTGTTTATTTTTTTCTTAATATAAGTTTGTACTTTTTTAGATTCGTTAAGTTCTTTTTCTTCAGGTGTTTCAATAAAATACTTAGATAAAATTTTATCAACTTTAGACTCTGTAAACATACCGTCCATAATTGCATTTATCTTAGATTTATAACCATCACTTTCACCTACTTCAGGTTCAGCAGTAATTTCACCACCCATATCCAAATCAGAAGTGTCAGGTTCAGTTGGTTCCATACCAATTTCATCATAACTAGAACCATCTTCACCACCTTCCTCTCCTTCGAATCTTGATAAGATATCTTCCTTATCAGTTTCATCCAACAAATTCAAATCAACAGCTGATAAGATAGAATTAAGAACATACTTAACATCTTCAGAGGTCATTTCTTGTTCAGAAGCGTAAGCTCTTAATTTTTGTCCCAATTTACCTGTTAATTTTTGAACTTGTTTCAATGTTACAGGACCTTCATCACCTTCAGAACCCATAGGTTCATCCATTGCTGGTTCATCCATTGTTGGTTCATCCATACCCATTTCATCTGGCATCATATCATCACTTGGTGGTTCAGGCATTGCCTCATCTCCCATAGGAGCAGGTGCTGGTTCAGGTGATGGAGCTGCTGGCATTTCAGGTGCCGGTGCAACAGGTGCAGGTGCTGAAACATCAGATTTTGGCGTTTTTAAAACAAACTTTTTTTGTTCACCAAATAATGCGGTACCTTGTTCATTTTCATTCAGTCTATTTAATTCACCCGCTATTAAATTTAATTTCTTTAAAGCTTGTGAATATGATGAATGATATTTTCTATTTTTCATTGGGTCAATGTAATCCAAAGTAGATTCATCAATACCTTTTTTAACGATATATCCGTTTCTTTCTTTTACAATACCATACACATTGCCATCGGCAAGTACTCTTGTATAATC